GACGTCCTTGATGCTCATTCCGGAATCGCCCTTGAGAAGTACTCTCATAGAGACAGTCAACGCAGACATCAAACCCGCAATTGCGGCCATAGAGTAACCCAACTGCTTTGCGTCGAGCTTCGACAGCAAATATGCAGCGCCAGCCAGAAGCGCCACTGAGATTGCGATCTTTCGGATGATGTCTGCCTTGATGTCCGACTGCATGGTCTTGAGGTTGTCGGTGATCTGATTAAGAACACCACCCGCACTACTTGCAATCCCCTTGAACGCGTTCGCAACCTTGATTGCTGCAAGCAAGAACCCACCGGTCAACAGTGTGTTGATGATGTTCAAGAAGCTGTCGAGGTCCATGTTCTCCATGGCGTCGGCAAACGCACGGCCCAAGCCCTCAACGAAGAGACCCAGACCCGTGGCCATCACTTCGAACACATTCCTGAGGCCTTCAAGAAGCTTCGGACCTGCAGACTCGATTCCGTCCACAATGCCCAGAACGACGTTCACACCTATCGGCACCAAGGCCTCAGCCGGCGAGTGAATACCGAGCGCATCCTTGATCCACTGGACCATGTTGTTAGCCAGGTCCACGATGGCATTCTGGAGCTGGTAACCTACCGAGCCACTGAAGCCTTCAAGAATACCGCCGATGAAGTTGTCTGCGACGGCCTTACCCTGAGAAGCCAAATTCTTAGCAGTGTCGGCAATGTGGCTGAACACGTCGCCAAGAGGCCTAAGCGCTTTGACCAGCGCAATGACCATGCTTTGCAGACGGCGGAAGATCAAGTAGAGAGTTGTACTCTTCTCGGCCTTCTTGAAGAAGTCGCTTACTGCCTTAGCACCCTTGGTAAAGAAGTCAACAAACGAGCTTCCTGCTCCGCTAGAGAACAAACCGAAGAAGAGCTTGATCAGTCCGATTCCCTTGCCGATCAAGGTAAAGACGAACTTGATGGCACTGAATATCGCGACAAACACCTCTCGAATGGCGTGCATCGTCTTGACGTTGAGTCGGAACAGCTCGAAGAAATCGTGGAATCCGCGGCTGAAGGCTGTCAGCGCTTTGCCAGTGGCCGGCGGGAACACTTCCTTGAACGCGTTCTTGATCGGAACGAAGAGTCGAAGAAGATCCTTGAAGGCCTGCTTGATGCCCTGCAGGAGCTGGAATCTTCCGCCGAGCTTGTTCCAGTCGTTCAGAACATGGTTGATCTTTCCGAAGAAACTACCGATCCCGTCGGTGATGAAGGTGGTGACTCCGGTCCAAAGTTTCTTGGACTTCTCGAAGTTACCGAAGATGTTCTGGAACACCTTGGCCCAACCAGAACCGATAGATTCCTTGATGACGTCATAGGCCTGACCAATGGTCTTGACCTGAGTCGCAGAATCGATCGATGCCTGCGAAAGCCTGTTCAGCTCCTTCGCGGCCTCTTCCGAATATCCCATGCCCTTGAGCTGCTCGACAGTGAAAGCCGTGTACTTTCCGGTTGTCTTGTCGAGCTGACCAGCCATCACCTTCATAGTCTTGGTGAAGATGTCGCCAGTCAACCAGCCCTCAGTCAGGGAATCGCGGAAGCTTCCCGTCTTCTCAATGGCGGCTTGCATGGCAGCGCCCTGGTCTTCGCCAGCCTTGGCAGTTTCCTGCAATGCCTTCTGGATGTTAGTACCACCCATATTGGCGTTGGCTAGCGAGTTCCAGTCCATCAGTCGGATGACGCCAGTGCTCAGCGCCTGCGACATCTGGTACATAGCGCTGTTGAGCTGCTCAGAAGTGGCACCAGACAAGGCTGCCGTGTTGGCCATACCCTTGATGGCTGCTGTGGCCGGCCCCATCGCGACACCAGCAGCCGTAAATCGACCAATGCTCTGTGCCATCTGCGAGAAGTTGTAGATGGTCAGGTCGGAGTACTTGTTCAACTGCTGCAACGTAGCGTTGACAGCAGGAAGTTTGGCCCCGGTGTTGGCGATAATCGTCTGAATGGAACTCAGGTTGGTTCCATACTCCTGGAAACCCTGAGTGAACGGATCGACGATCAGACTCTTACCCATTCTGAGGGCAGAGTCCACCACCTTGTTGGTAATGTTGGAGATGGCTGTCACCGCAATGGTCGTCAGTGCGATCCACTTCTTGCTGATGCCGTCAACGGCATCGGCCATGGGCTGCATGCTGAAACGGCCGACAGACCGGTTGATGTCCTCAAGACCGCGACCCGCGTTCTGGAACTGCAACGACGACTTCAGCTTGTCGAGGGATCCGAGGGACTGTGCAACACCGGACTCGAACTGCTTGTTGTCAAAGTGCATTGCTACAATTTGATCTTCAACGGTGTTGCTCATACCTTCTTCACCTCCTCAAAGACAGCCTTCGCGATTTCGTCGAAGAGCGGTTGGATGACCGGATTGATGTAATCCCGGCCGATCACGTAGCCGCCTGTGCGAGTACCGTGACCGTACTGGATGAGAATTGCAATGATCTGTCCATCCTCTACGTGACTGTTGTGAAAGTCGAGGTAGTACTGACCGTTTTGCTGACCAGTTGTGTAGTACCATCCGGCCGCAGTTTCACCACTCTCAACCGGTGTGGCCGACCTAAGGGCCTCAACCCCGCGGGGGCCATAGCGGTTGAGAATAGTCAGAATGCGATTCTGCTTCAGCCTGTTGAGGTAGGCAGTGGTTTTGCGAAAGTTTCCAGATGCCGAAAGCGTGATCATTCCGCGTGCCACTGCCTACCCCCCTTCAGGGCTGATCGATGGTGTACTTGTCTCCGTTGAACACTCCCTTGATGGTCAGCATCAGAATACCGCCTACCAAGAGAACTGCAACGGATGGTTGCGCGTGACGATAGAAGAGCTCGATGTTGCCTTCTGCCGCCGCTAAGCACCAAAGAAACTGACACATCCAAATATCCCGCATTTTGGGTGTCCAGAGGTGCTTTCTTTCCCTTCGTGCAACGTAAAGACTCCACATTGCCGCAAAGGCCAGAAGGACAATCGTCAAACGAAGCCCTTGCTGCCATACGACATATAGAACCCAGAGCGGAACGTTACAAAGGAGAAAGAGAGCCACTGTTTTTCTCCGTGGCATAATCCCTCCTATGCAGGGTCGTAGTACAGGCGAATTGCGAAATACGCGATGTCGATGTGTGCTGTTCCCACACCCAAGCCGGGCCTGAAATCATCACACCAGATTCGGTTTGCAGGAATTTGAGTTCCTGGAATTCCTGTTAGTCTCGACAAGACCTCGTCAGCAGAACATTCGACTTCTCCGAAAGATCCCACAGGAATATCGTTGAAGACGAACTCGCTTGGGGCCGAAGAGTTTCCAGAACTGTTTGTCACACCAGATGACTCGCAGTAAAGGAATGGTACAGTCGTTGGCGCCGGGAAATATCCGGCATACGGACTGAAAGCCGAACCATCGTTCGAAGATCTCCGCGCAATCACAACATAGTGCGCCTTAGTCAACACATAGCCTGGCGGAGTAGCCGGCATGTAGATGTTGACGTTGGATGGAGCTGTTCCCGTGTCTGTTTCTCCGAAATACTCAGGTGCATACCGCTCGTCGTGAGTGACAGTTACATAAGTAGACGTGTCTGGAGTGCCCATTTCGTCGAATGCTCCTCCACCACCAGGACCTGTAGCATCCCAAGCAGGTAGGTCGAGAGTGAACGACTCCAACGGTGCCTCCTCGAAGCAGTTTGCCAGGAATCTTGAGTTATCCAGAACTACCTCTGCCGTGACTTCGGAATCCCCCACATAGCCCGCATCGTTCTCGATGAAGGCTTGCGGGTCGATGCTTGGCGTCAAATTTCGATCGAGCAAGTAGGTAACCGAACCGGCATCGCGCTCCCAGACTTTTACATTGGCTGCGCCCCAGGTCCAATACACCCTGGCCCTGTACCAAGTCTCGTATTCGATGCTGAACGTCACATCGGCGGGGGTGGTGGTTCCTTCGTCTCGCCAAGCAACTACCGGGAGATGTCCTGCGTCGATCTCGACTTGAAGACTTCCCGGAATATCCCCATCAAACGCCATAACTTTCTTTGTGTCGCCAATCGCTGTTGACTTGAGCGCCACGCTCTTGACTTTGAAGTCGATGAAGGAGGTAAACGCCTGCTCGAGATAGTCGGTGTGTCCCGCATTCCAGATCATCTTCTTGATCCAACCCTGATCCGTATCGGGATACGCTCGCAGGTAGAAGTCGCCATCCGTCAAGTTGAGGATGACGATCTTCGCCTCGTAGACACGGACTTCCACAGGAAGTTCCGCCGGATCCGAATTGAAGTTGGAAGCCCCACGGAAGTTCATGAAAGCTCCGGCCTCGAGAGCGGCCACAACATCAGCCTCTGTCGAGTTAACCCACGCGTCCATGCGAAGAGGAACGACGTAGTCTGTGGGGGTACCACTCACGTCGGTCAACTTGAATGCCATTCCCTCTTGAGCACCGTCAGAGAAACCGCCAACAGCTTCCAAACCCTCGACGTCGGTCGAGATGTGCACTTGAGCCTCGGCATCGACATTGTCGGGATCGTCTGGGTTCACAAGCCCATCGATGGACATGCGAATATGCAGCTCGATCTTGCTACCGACTGCATATCCTCCAGTTAAGGGCGGGATCGGGAACGTGTACCCAAGATCGCCCTCACCAGACGTGACGTACGTAGTATCATCATCGTCCGCCAGCACATCTCCTGTGCCGACGATAGTAGGAGTCGCAGCCGAGCCATTGTCCTCCATGTCGACCCCGAGAATGGGGATTTCCGTGATGTCAAGGCCGTTGTTCACGATTCCAAAGACAGTGACCTCTGTGTCGTTCTCAACGTCTTCATCCGTTTCGTCAATCGGAAGGCCGGGGTTGTAGCTGTTGAAGTCGTCCACAAGGTTGATGCAAGACTCCTCCTCGGTCGGAGGGGGCGGCGGACCCACCGACAGTGCATTACACGGCGGAAGTGTTCCTCCGAGAATGGTGTTCAGGAGCGCGTCAACGTCAGCTTCTCTCGAGTCGAACGTGTAGTACGACCAAATACCACATGCTGGGGTTGTCTTGATCGTAATCGATCGAGACTCCGGAGTCGAGACGTCAGTCTTGGTCTGATACGAACGACCAGAAGGCTGTGCCTGAGCGTTGTAGACAATGTGCAGCCGGTAGCCCAGATTCTCGGTCTCATCGTTGCCGATTTGCGTGACCCAAGCCAGATTGAACTTGATGCGAGGGTTCTGGTGAGTGTACATGCCCGGATAGTCGGTCGACTCGTAGACACCTTCGCACTGAAGAAAGGCCTTTGGCGTATTTACGCACTGAATTTCGGCAGAGAACTCGTCTGCCTCAATCTTCTCGTAGTAGATTACGCCGTCAAAGTACCATTTCTCCGAGTCGTTCTCCGTCGTCGGATTGATGTTGACTCCGGTGAAGCCGTTCCAGACATAAGCCCCGCCTGTATGAGGGAACAGAACAGCCTTGGAGGAACCGTACTCGTAGGTACGTTCGCCGGTAGCGTCGTGAACGAGCTCTGTCATGGTGCCTCCTAACCTTTCGATCCGAGCGCTGCACGGCGCTGAGCGTTGAGCCTCATCATCTCAGCTCGGCGATCACGAGCACTCTGCTTGACGGGCTTGTTGTCGGCTTTGACGCTGTGAACCTTGATCAGCGTCAGAAGTTTGTTGAGGTGCCAGTACTGGGCCTGCCAGTCGATCTGGAACCCACTCATCCAATAGTAGACGAGTTCAGCAGTGATTGCCTCACCGCTTTTGGCTTCGGGTCGTTGGGAGAACCACGTAGCCGATGCTTTCTTCTCCAGATACTCAGAAACCTGTATTTGTTGTTCTTCCGTGAGCTTCCAGAAAACCTCCGGAGGCACATTGGGAGTCAAACACATGCATTCCAAGTACGAAACGCTTTGTTCGTCCGTTTTGTCAGGAGTTGACAGAAGAGGAAGTTCCCATTTCTCTTCCCATTTTGACAGAGAGGCCAGAGAATGCTCTAGCTCGATGTCGATTGTCTCGACGAGAAACTTGTTGTTCTCTTCGTCGTACTCTTGAGACAGTTCGATTGTGAGTTTGAGCATTCTCTGGCTCCCTTCTCGATCAGTAGTCGAACGACCAGTCGTCGTTGCCCACCAGGTTGTAGCCAGCCTGAGCGTGAGCAGTGACGTGAGCCGTCTCGCCCGTGCTGAGTGCCGGCTGCGCACCCGGAGTCTTGTTGACGCCGTTGATCTTCCACTGCACACCGGTCACCGTCGGCAGGGTCACCACGTGGGTGCCGCTGTTGTAGGTGGGCTGGTTGGCAGCAACGCCCAGGTTGACATCGGTGAGACCGGCGCCGCCCATGGCGTTCAGGACCTCATCCGGGGTGGGCATACGAGGGTCGTCTGCCACCGTTCCCTGAACGATGTCCAGGAGATCTGCCAGCAGGTCCTGATCGACCGTCGGGTCGGTGCTGTCGATCGTGAGCAGGCTGGTCGGCCTCAGACCAAGGGCAATGAAGTCCTCGTCCGTGAAGGCCACCGGAGTGGACTCGAACTCCCACGAGAAGTTGGTCATCTCGGGGCTGTCGTTGACCGTCGCGTACGCCTTCTCCGACGGAGAGGTGGTGTTGTTGTACGCGAAGTGGTGCTTGAACCCCGCGTCGGGGTCAACATCGTCGCCCACCTTCGTCCTGTAGTACAGGTCGAAGGGCTTGCGGGCCTGCTGGCCCACAGCGACACCGTTGACGACCTTGAAGCCGTCGCACTCGAGGAACTCGTCGGGGCACATGTATGCCTCGATCGTTCCGCCGAACGTCTCGGCTGCGCGAATCGCGCCGTACACGATGTTGTCCGCGTACGTCTTGGTGTTGTCGGCGCCCGCAGGCGTCTCGGTGACAGTGGTGAGACCGTTCCAGGCTACACCGTCGCCACCACTCGGGAAGAGGATGCCGTGATCGCAGCCCGTTTCGAACTTGCGCTCACCGGTACCATCCCAGGTGACCTTCGTCATTCTTCCTCCTTAGAAGAACAAGGTGAAAACATCGTGGTTGAGGTTGTCTGCCGGGAACGACCTGTCGTGTCGAGCTCTGGGCAGCGATGCCAACAGGTCATACCAAGGACCCTCGGGATCCTCGTCAATTGCTGTCAGCGTGTACCGCTTTTGATGGCGGAATGGTGCATTGTCGGCGAACGAGGTGTCCCCTGTGTTTCGCCCGATCGTGATACAGGGGTACGTCATCTTCAACCCCGCAGGAGGCTGGATGTATAGCGCAGGCTTCGCTGGCAAAATATCTTGATCGACGAGAGCTCCAAAGATCTCGTCAAGATACGCTCGCAACTGGTCCATTGTATACACCTCCTAGCCTGAGGAGTAGGCGGGGATGTTGGACTTCCACAGAGGGAACTTTCCACTTTTTCCCCGCCCACTCAACGTAGACGATGGCGAAGAAATTCTCGTTGGCAAATGCATCCGCCAAAATCTCGATAAGGTTCTCGACATCGATCTCGTCGTTAACCTTGTCCTCAGTGCGGGTCTGGCGTGCAGCTCTCTTGACGTCTCCGAAATATGATCTCTCGGTGACGACATCCTTCCACACGCCAGGCCGCACTTCGGTCGAGACGGCAAATCCGACCTTGCCGGCGAATCTTGCCATCAGCTACTCCGATCAGGCAGTGCGAGTGAAGCTCCAGGTCGCGTCGAAGTTGTGCGGGAAGTAGTACCCGGCGTTCGGGTATGCCCTCACGTACAGCGTGTCGCCCACCGAGAGGGCCGACTGCGCACCAGACGACAGAGTCGCGTTGGTCTCGTCGTTCTTGTAGGTCACGTTCGCGGTGCTCGGGATCGTCACCACACCAGTGGAGTTGACGAACGTCGGAACACCCGGAGTGACCTCGGTGCCGTTGGCACGGACGAGGGCCAGAGCCGCCTTGTACTTGGTCAGAGCACCGGAGATCCGGGTCTCGATCAGGTACTTGTACTGGTTGTAGTCGATGTCGAAGTCGTCGAACAGGCCGATGGCCGCACCCTTGTCCGCACCGACGGTGTAGTCGATCAGGTTGACGATGAGCCCGAGCAGCTCGCCGTCGTCCGTCTGCACACCCTCCATGACCTCGACGGTCACGATGTTCTTCACACGAAGAGCGACAGCCACGTCGTTCTCGGTCGGGTAGAGGCGACGCCCCATCCGGTCCTTCTCGAGGAGGAAGTTGGCCAGCTCGTCGTCGGTGGTGTAGAACGTCGGGTTGCCCGAGCCCTTGTAGTACTTCCTGGCGCGCAGGATGTACTCCACCTTGTCGTCCACGGTCGACTCGGCCGGAACGATGACCTTGTGGGTGTAGACGTCGTCGTCGAACGCGATCGGACGGATGCCTGCGCCGTCGCCGGCGGTCGGGGGCTCCTTGATCTTGTCCTCGTCGTCCACCTCACGGCCGTCACCCACGAGGATCGCACGAGCGATCTCCTCGTCGAGCATGACGCGCATCTCGGCCTTCATCCAGGCCACCACGTCGATGTCGGTGATGTCGAGGATGTCGTCGCGGTCGAGCTTCTGCTTCTTGTAGATGGTGGCCGGCGTGGTGACGCGCTTCGACAGCGTGAACCACTCGTCCTTCTTCAGGCTGCCCTTGGCGTAACCCTTGGCACGCGCCTCGTCGGCGGTGATGTCGGCCA